AGGAAGTATACAAGGTGTAGGTAGAAAAACAATGTACAATTCCACATATAAAATATTTGATCACATTTACAATAAACTCAAACCAATTAGTAAAGGAAGTCAAACAAATGACCGTATTACCATAGATCTGAAAAATGTAGGATTTGCCTGTATATTCCTTGCACTCCTCATGTGTGATATATGTCACGACACATCCGTAGCACTTGTGAAACAAAAGGTTGGTTCAACCGACGACGATACACCTGAACAATTTTTTATTAAATATCTGCAAACAATTAAGTATATTCAGAACGAATCTCTCAAAACAAAAATACTTGCATTTATGAAAAACGATCCTAAACGTGCAATTGTAAACCAAATACTAATGAAATCAATTTCTAGCACGAAAGTTGATGAGAATCAAGTGTTTTGCTCTACAGACGAAGCTATGAGACAGGCTGGTTTATCTGCTTTACCAGTAACATTTGCTACAACCAGGGAATTTTACGAGGGGGGTGCAGAAAATAAACTATCTGCAAAAGTTGGTATATTTGATCAGTCTAACAACGGTGGTGCTATGCAGCTTATGGGTGCGACTGGTATAAATGCAATCATTAGTGTCGTGAATGCAGGTGATAAAGGATTTAGATTCCCTGGAAATCCAACTGTACCCACACAGACATCGCTTATTACTGATATACTTAGATTTCTCGTAGTGAAAAGAGATGGCTCCTTTTTTATAGGACCAGCTGTATGGTGGTTAGCCACGGGGGACACTTCAGAAGCAGATAGTGGGAAACTCGCTGATCAGCCATGTGCTCAATATCCGGATCCAGAGTTTGGTAAACAGCTCGCAGAATATATGGAACGTAATGAAATTAATATAGATGTATTATCAGATTTAATAACCGAACTATTTATTGGAAGGGGAAGATCGCGATCACTTGTTGATCTAATGCCTTATACGTTCTGGGTAGAAATGCCCTGTGAGGAGGCACAACTTACATTTAATTCTATTATTAATAGATCTGTTTTCAGAGATTATAACCCAACATGGACTTCCCAAATAATGGTAGGAGCCGAACCGCTTATTAGTTTTGAATATTTCCCACAGGAATTACAAGAAAATGAGATGGAAATTTATATAAGGGTCAGTGGAAACAATTCTATTATGGGCCCTCCGATGAGTGAAAAGGATGCAGAAGATGCTGATATAGATAACACTATGAGAAAAACGGCGGGTGATCTTAATATATATTTGTACTCTTTCGCAAACGGCATGTATAGTATTACGGGAGATCGCTCGGCCGCTGCACAATATTTATTATTTACATACCTGTACCCTGATAGTTCTAAATTTATTTACGAAGTAGGAAGTCCACAACAACTTAGGAATATAGTATACCCCGCGATACAAGGTTTCGAACCACTCACAATTGAACGGACGACGCACTGCCCACAAAACCCATATACATTACAAGCAGTTTCATTTGGTGGCTTAAAGACTGCTGCTTCCAAGCTCTTGGAGTGGTTGAGAAGTGGTCAATTACCTCAATTAGCTCCAGAGCCTAGTTTAGGTTTATATGGTCAAGTCGCAGATCCGTCAGTCATTGGCGAAGCTGGGGGTGGAGCTGATGAATCAAATGACGAGGTCGAGTCATCTCCAGCGGCTCCCCGAGTTGCCCAGCCGTTAGCAAACTTGGCACCGGTATCACGTTCACAAGTGCCGACTGGTCAACGTACTCGAATTGCACCGACTGGGTTTAATAGTTCAGCTGTAGTAACTAATAGTGCGATTAGTGCTAGAAATAGGGCGGGTTTTGTAGGTAGAGGAGAGTCTGGGGAGGGTGTTGGTGAGTCTCCTGCAGAGTCTCAGGAAACTAATGCCGCAGATGCACTTTTAGGACTCAGATCTTAATTGGTTTCATAATATCGTGGACAATCTTCCACTTCATACACTCGTCTGGGGTCAGATAGATGTCCTTCTTCATCAAGTTCTTCATCTTCTTCTCGGGGATATCACAGTTGTCCTCGTATAGGGACCTGGCCATATCCATGAACTTCTCGCAGTTCTTGACCTCGTCCTTGAGGTCCTCGAATTTGCCCCAAATACCATCGGCCGAGAGCTGATGGATCAGAACGTGGGCCCTGGGTCCCATTAGGCGCCTGTGACCACCCAGAAGGATGAAGGTAGCCGCCGAGGCACAGCAACCCAGGGCGATAGTAGTAACCTTTACACGCATCTGTGAAAGGAAATCATGGGCTGAGAAACCGGCAAACATATCACCACCACCACTATTGATATACAACTTGATCTCTGGCTCGAACCCAGGAAGTTCATTTGCCTTGTGGAGGAGATCCCTCTCTAGCTGATGGAGCACCTTGAACAGATAACAAACCGCATCGGTGTCCACATCGGCAGAAAAGAAAACTTCGTTCCCTACAACCTTGATGTCGTCCCACTCATCACTGGACTCGGCTTCAGTTGGCTTGGACTCTGCGAACGAAAACTTCTTGCTGGGCATGGTGCTTGAGGTGCTTCTTGAGTATATTTAGCGACCTACCCTTTAACTTAGTATCTACAATATGATTCATAAAATCAATATCTTGTGATTTTATTCCATATAAAATACACAACTCTTTCATTTCATCTGGAGACATTTTCATGAGAATTTTCATAAAATATGTTATAAAATCAATATCAATATTAGATTTAATTATCCTAGATTTCATATTGGTAAGCTGTTTCTCTCGCATCTTCTGATTATACAATTTGGTCCAACAGGTGCCCGGGATCAGATTTTTCTCATCAATTGTATTTCCCACGACCCTGGAAGGAATAACACAACTATAAAGGGTAAAATATGGTAAAAAATCCCAATTTCCTTCATATATCTTATCATCAAATATATCGGATGATGAGAGACTATCTGCAACAGTGTATGATTCTTCAATCGAAGTACATTTATAATTCGAAAATATAAGGTCTGCATTATGCCCATGCTCCTCTATACCTTTACATATGAACCTTTGGTACCCTTCACCGCCCTTACATATCAGATCATAAATGTTATCTTTGGTAGTATAGAATTCATCCGGATTTTCTGCCTTTAAACCAAATCTAGACATACATTCAGTGGAAATTATTTCAAATCTTTTATTTGATCCCCGAAGTTCCAAATATTGTATTTCAGTATTTTTGAAATTTTTCATAAATTTGTCCGGATTTCTCATCGTAATAAGAATGGGTCCAGTTACACATGTCTGATTATCCAGGAAATTAACTATTGATTGAAAACCTGCACAGTCTATAGATAAGTCGTCAAAAAACAAAACTGAAGAAGTTCCCTGAATCTTTTCCAACATATCTTGTGTATCTTTTTTTGACCGGGTTATATCACTACTAAAATCAACAAATGAATGTTCTTCGAGAACCCTCTTGCAACTCCAGGTTTTACCCACTCCGCTCCCACCCCATACACATACGACAAGACCAGACATCAAGCATTCATCAATCTTATTCTCGAAGTTATTTTTGGGTCGAGAATTTTCTGATCGTATTATAACAAAGTTCTCCATGATAGATGAAATAACAGAGCAGCTTGTTGATACTATATTCTCAAATAAAAAGATTAAAGAAAACGTGTATCCTGTCGTATATGGTGTTGTTACCTTTAATGTTTTATTATTTTTGATGGTTCTCTATATCACAATTAAATTATATTGTCTTAAATTATAAATGAACAAAATAACTTTGTCTAGAGGAAGCGGGGACAAAAAATGGAAAGCCACATTGCCCAATGGCCGATCGGTACATTTTGGAGCCAGGGGGTACAGTGACTACACCAAACACAAGGATCCCTTACGGATGAAAAGATATGTGGTACGCCATGGTGGAGGCAGCGCATCGAGCAATGTTCCAGCAAATGTTCAGAGAATAATGTTAAAGAGAACCAAAAGTAACAAGGAGAATTGGTCCCCGGGTGGTGTAAACACCGCGGGTTTTTGGTCACGTTGGCTTTTATGGAGTTTTCCGGATATTAAAGAAGCCGCAAAATACACACAAGACAAGGTGTTGAAAGGTAAATATAAAATTGTTTTTTCACGATCCGGTTGATCCAAAACCACCTGACCCCCTGGTTGTATCATCAAGCTCAGAGACATCCTTAATTTCCGGGGTATCACAGTGTTCGATAATCATCTGTGCTATTCTGTCGCCCACATGCACTTCGAAATCATTCTTGGTATCAAGATTGTACAAGAGTACCTTGATTTCACCTCTATAGTCGGCATCTATTACACCCGCACCTACGTGAATACCATGCTTCACGGAAAGACCTGAGCGAGGGGCAATCCGTGCGTACCTACCTACCAGGCGGAACTTTACCGCAATACCCGTCGATACAAGCACACGCTCACCGGGTTTGATAACATGATTGGTCGTGGCGTGCAAGTCATAACCAGCTGCTAACTCTGACCCGCGATAGGGTAGCTTTGCGAGCGAGTTGAGTCGCTGTACCTCGAGGAAGGTCATTCTGATTATAGTTTGCCCTTTTTCTTTAAATTATTTATAACCATCCTTGCCGTAAACCGACAAGCAAATGTTCGCACGTGACCCTCGCCATTCACTGTTATGACTCTACCGTCACCAAGTTCAAAACCCCTCAGGCCCTTGTACATAAAATTTGTTTTAATTTCATCATCATCTGATAATTCTCTTAAAACTTGAATAGCCCGGGATGCACTGTTAAAAATCATTCCTTCAAATTCTACCTTCCCGTTTCCAGGGTAAAAGGTACCCCTGAATCTCTCAAACTTTGCTTTTAGGTATAAATCTGAACTCATCAAACGGGAGTCTTTTAATTCTTTCCAATCTTTCTTTTTTACGTTGTTCTTCTTTTAGCTTGTGCATATGCATAATACACATACAGACCGCGTCGGCCATATCATGTTGTCTTTCTTCTGATTCGTATGTATATATATGTTCAACCCATGGAGTGGCTATTTTTACAGTTTCGACTTTTCTTTCTTCATAGTCCAAGTGTCCAATTTTAAAAAATTTATGAAGTTTATTTGGTGAAATTAATTTAACTTTGGATCTGTACTTGGTCATAAGCAAAGCCTCGATGTCCTTAAAGCCCATCGGTGGTTGACGCTCTATCAGTATACAGTCTGCATCTTCCAGGAGATCCTCATTTTCTTGAATAAAATGTGCAACTCTATCACAGGTCTCACAAGTATGTGGAATAGTGCATTCATGGGCAGAAACCACATTATGTTTAATTAAAGAAATATTGTATCTGAAAGCATCATAAAATGTAAGATCGCAATTATCATCTAGGTCGGCACGCACCACCCCCATATTTATGTATCCAATATCAATTCCAACAAGTTTCATTAATATTTATTTTTTTTATCTCTTTAATATAATAATGAAACCAGAAGTTATAGCCGGAATTGCGTTACTTGTATGTTGTCTGAGTTCCAGTTCAGCTGGAGGTGCTTATTTTATGATGAACTCCAGCCCAGAACCAGAGACAACATCCAAGAAGAAGAAAGTCCCAGGGTGCACGGACAGCACGGCGACGAATTACAGTCCAGAAGCCACCGAGGATGATGGGTCGTGTATAGCCACGGTCATGGGCTGTACGAGCCCGGAAGCATTTAATTTCTCATCCGAAGCCAACACCGACGATGGGTCCTGTGTGGATTACGTAAATGGTGTATTTACTCGGCCGGGTGGAACAACTAAAAATCCAAGTGAAATCACAGAGTCTAAAACAACTTTAGTGATTGATTTTAACCCCAGCGATAAGTGTAGGAATAAGAGTGGAAAGGAACTCGCGGATTGCGCAGCTCAGGAACTCAAGATTTGTAAAGATACATGTGACACCAAAACGTGGTGCAAGGGTGTAAAAACTAGTCTTAACAAGGAAGTAAAAAATTCGGGGCATCCACTTTATTGCGATTTTGCAACTACAGATGTGACTAGAAATAAAAATCCAAATATCAATAATGATGCCGCCATTGGTTACCTCAAAGCTTAGAGATTAGAAACTAATAAATACAAATAATGGTTCAGTTTCAGGCAATCTCTTGGGAGGCCGGGGACGACCCAGAACTTCAAAAATATACAGTACATATATTTGGTCGCACCCAGGACGGCAAATCCGTATGTGTGACCACTCCATTTGCACCGTATTTTTTTATAAAGTTGAACAAGGTCGGGGACAATGAAGAAACCCTTTTCAAACTTGCCGAACGTATGGGCCTTACTACGAAGGATGATGAAATAAAGCCCGCTTTCAAGAAGATAAAGCTCAAACTTATAAGATCCAAGGATTTGTATGGATTTCAGAATAACCAGGAATACCCATTTATAAAGCTCGAATTCCAGACCCTGGCCGAGATGAAAAAGTGTGAATACGCGGCACATAAGGCTGCTCTTAGGGTTTACGAGGCCAACATTGATCCATTTCTTCGAATGATGCACAGGACCGGTATTAAATCCACAGGATGGCTCGAAGCCGATGGTGAGGACGACATGTTTAGCACTTGTGATATTGATCTGTTTGTGAAGAACTGGTCGACCCTGAAGCCCTTGGACAGGGACGATATTGCACCATTCAGAATAGTGTCGTTTGATATTGAGACCAATAGTAGTACGGGCAAGTTTCCGGATCCCCTGGTTGAAGGTGATGCATGTTTTCAAATTGCACTCACAAGTAAAGTGTATGGTTCTGGAGAAATTAGAGAGAAGATATGTTTGTGCTACAAGGAGACTCACGCCCAGGACACTAAATGGTACAGTACCGAAAAAGAGCTTCTGGAAGCTTTCCAACAAACGGTCCAGAAAATGGACCCAGATGTGATGACCGGGTACAATATATTTGGTTTTGATTTGGAATATCTTTTCAAACGCGCCAAGATGTGCAAGGCCCATGGGTTTTACAATCTTGGTAGAATCAGGGGTACACCAAGTGAACTTGTTATTAAGCGTCTATCGAGTGGTGCTTTGGGGGACAATATTCTCAAGATGCTTCCAATGCCTGGACGTTACACGTTTGATTTGTTTCATGAGATCAAACGCGAGAAAAAGTTAGATTCATATTCCCTGAACAGTGTTTCGAAGATTTTCCTTGGGGATACGAAGATTGATATGCCGGCCAAGGAGATGTTCAAGCGCTATAGGGAGGAGGATCCCAGGCTTCTGGGTGAAGTCGCAGAATACTGTTTGAAGGATACTATGCTTCCACATCAACTTATTGATAAGCTTTGTGTTTTTACAAATCTGGTTGAGATGGCCAAGGCTACGTGGGTTCCGCTGAGTTGGCTTTCGGAGCGTGCACAGCAGATCAAGGTATTTAGTCAGATTACCAGAAAGGCCAGGGAGTTGAACTTCAAGGTTCCGACCATCAAGCACAAGTATGGTGGTGGAGACGATAAATACGAGGGTGCAACGGTTCTGGAAGCACACACTGGTGCTTACTATACACCGATCACAGCCCTAGATTTCGCATCACTGTATCCGAGTATTATGATGGCTCATAACTTATGTTTTTCGACACTTGTGTTGAGTCCCAAGTATGAGGATTTACCCGGAGTCGAGTATGAAACATTCGATGTTGGTGAGGGTAAAACATATAAGTTTGCCCAGAACGTACCAAGTCTGTTGCCCGTAATTCTAGATGAGCTGAAGCAGTTCCGCAAGAAGGCGAAGAAACTTATGGCACAGGCAAGGGGTACCCCGATGGAAGAAGTTTATAATGGACAGCAGTTGGCTTACAAGATTTCGATGAATAGTATTTATGGTTTCTGTGGAGCCCGCCGGGGTATTTTACCATGTGTGCCTATTGCGGCATCTACAACATGCCAGGGTCGCAATATGATTGGTATGA